TAATGGTGATGTTGATGTTAATGTTCTTGTGAGTTTATATAATGGTAAACTGGCACAATCATTAAATCAAAATGTACTTTTGGAAGCAAAACTACAAACTTTAAAAAATGATTTTGAAGAGGAAGAAAAAAATCTTCAACAAGAAATAATTTCTTTACAAGAAGAAATACAAAAATTGAAAAAGACCAAGAAAACTGATACTTAGGGGATATGGCAAAACCAGCAAGTAGACAACAACTTATAGAATACTGCTTACGGAAGCTGGGTGCTCCTGTATTAGAAATTAATATTGATGATGACCAAATAGATGATGCGGTTGATGATGCTATACAACTTTTCAACGAGAGACACTTTGATGGTGTTGAAAGGATGTTTCTTAAGTATAAAATTACTCAATCAGATTTAGATAGAGGTAGAGCAAAGGGTACAGATGGAGTTGGGATTGTAACTACAACTGCTACTTCAACAAATATAGCAGGTTACGGAACTACAACAAGTAGTTGGTATGAGACTTCTAATTTCTTACAGGTTCCAGATTCAGTAGTAGGTATAGAAAAGATTTTTAAATTTGATACTAGCACCATATCAGGTGGAATGTTTAGTATTAAATATCAATTATTTTTGAATGATCTTTATAATTTTAATTCTGTAGAATTGCTTCAATATTCTATGGTTAAGTCATATCTGGAGGATATTGACTTTTTATTAACAACTGATAAACAGGTAAGATTTAATAAGAGACAGGATAGATTATATTTGGATATAGATTGGGGTGCAGAATCCCTTGATAATTTCCTAGTTCTTGACTGTTATAGGGCATTAGATCCAACATCATTTACTCAAGTTTTTAATGATCCTTTTCTCAAATTGTATCTCACAGCTCTTATGAAGAGACAGTGGGGACAGAATTTAATCAAATTCCGTGGAGTTAAGTTACCAGGTGGTATAGAACTTAATGGTAGAGAGATTTTCGATGATGCTGAAAGAGATATAGAATCTCTAAGATCAAGGATGGCATCTGAATACGAATTACCTCCTTATGATTTTGTGGGTTAATATCACATGGCACTTAATCCATTTTTCCTACAAGGAACATCTTCAGAACAAAGATTAACACAAGATCTTATAAACGAGCATCTAAAAATTTACGGTGTTGAAGTAACTTATATTCCAAGAAAATATGTAAATACAAAATCAATTATAGAAGAGGTTCAATCTTCTAAATTTGATGATAATTTTGCTATAGAAGCATATGTCAACACATATGAAGGGTATGGTGGTCAAGGTGATGTATTAACTAAATTTGGAATGAGTATAAGAGATGAAGTTACTCTTACTATTTCAAAAGAAAGATTTGAAGATTTTATAGCACCATTTATGGCAGGATTGGATGATGGTCCTGGTGGAGATGAGGAAATTATACTTGCCACTAGACCAAGAGAGGGGGATTTAGTATTTTTCCCACTAGGATCAAGATTATTTGAAGTTAAATTTGTAGAACATGAAGATCCATTCTATCAGTTAGGTAAGAATTACGTTTATCAACTTAAATGTGAACTCTTTGAATATGAAGATGAAGTTATTGATACTTCTATTGATGCTATTGATACAGTTGTTCAGGATGATGGTTATATATCTACATTAAAATTGGTTGGTGTTGGTAGAACTGCTGAAGTAGCAGCATCTATTGGTGTTGGATATGTTAGAGAGATCTTCCTTAATAATGATGGATCAGGATTCACTTCTCCACCAACAATAACATTCTCAGCTTCTCCAGCATTTACCGATGCAAGAGCAGTTGGTATTTTGACAACTAGAGCAAATGTTACTTCTATTGAAAAGATTTTAATGACTAGTGCTGGTGCTGGTTATGCTACTCCACCAACTATTACTATTTCTGGTGGTGGTGGAACTGGTGCTGCTGCAACTTGTTCTATTGAAACTGTTTATCAGGGTGTTATTAACTTTAACGTTGTTGATGGTGGTGTTGGATATGGAACAGAACCTTCAATAGCGGTTACTCAACCTGGTGCTGGAACAACTGCTGTTGGAATAGCATCCATAGGTACAGCAGGATCTGATCAGGTTCTTAAATCGGTTTATATTGCAGATCCAGGACGTGGATATACTACAACGCCAAATGTGACTGTTGCTAATCCTCCTTCTATGGCAGGTATAGGAACGTTCGTCTTTAATGAAGTTATAAAAGGATCTAGATCAGGTACAGAAGCAAGAGTTAAATCTTGGGATCAAGATACTAATATATTACTTGTAAGTAATGTTGGTATTGGATCAACGGTATCTGGTTTCTTTACTGGTGAAAATATTGTAGGACAAGAATCTGGTGCATCATATGCACTTGGATCTTATAATTCTGATGATGCTAATGATAAATATAATGATGGTGACGAATTTGAATTTAACGCAGATCAAATCCTAGACTTCACTGAATCAAATCCCTTTGGTAATTTCTAATGTTAGGAACCTATTTTTATCACGAGATAATACGAAAAACTGTTATCGCTTTTGGAACTCTTTTTAATGAGGTTCATGTTAGACATCAAGATGCTACAGGAAAAGATATCAGTGATATTAAAGTACCAATTTCATATGGTCCTAAACAGAAGTTTTTAGCAAGAATTCAGCAACAACCAGATTTAAATAAGGCAGTTCAAATATCATTACCTAGAATGTCATTTGAAGTTAATAATATTCAATATGATCCATCTAGGAAAGCAGGTATTACTCAAACTTTTAAGGCACAAGAAGGTGCTAAGTTAAAGAAGGTTTTTATGCCAGTTCCATATAATTTGGGATTTGAATTGAACATTCTTACAAAACTCCAAGATGATTCTATGCAGATCTTGGAACAGATTTTACCATTCTTTCAACCAGGTTTTACATTAACAATCGATTTAGCAAAATCTATTGGAGAAAAAAGAGATGTTCCTATGGTTCTTGATAGTATCACATTTACTGATGATTATGAGGGTAACTTTGAGACTAGAAGGGCATTAATTTACACATTAAATTTTACTGCTAAGACCTATATGTTTGGTCCTATTGCAGATTCTACAGAGGGTCTTATTCGTAAGGTTCAGGTTGATTACTATTCTGATAGTAATACACAAACAGCAAAACGTGAACAACGTTATACTGTAAAAGCAACAGCGAAGAAAGATTATAATGAAGATAGTGTTATTGATCAGTATGATGATCCATTAATCCCACCAGGTGACGATTTTGGATTCACAGAAACTTCGACTTTCTTTGGTGATGGAAAAGAATTTAGTCCAACTAGAAAGGTAGATCTTTAAAATGAAACGGAATCTAAATAAGGACGAGGAAGCAGCAGCTTTCAGACGTAAAAATGAAAAATGTGGATTAAATGAAAAGGGAAGAAAATCTTATTAAAGAGAGAATCCAGGCAGTGACCTTAAAGCTCCTTCAAAGAAACCTGGCAACAAGCGTAGAGCGTCTTTTTGTGCGAGGATGACATGAAAGATAATTATGACGATTTGAATGATACATTTAATACTGAAATAGAAGTTCAGCAAGTTAATGAAGCTGGTTGTGTCCGAAGAAAGGATGTATTACCTAATATTACTGAGAATGATGCTGAAAAGGATTATAAGTATGCAAGAGCACAGTTATATTCATTAATAGAAAAGGGACAAGAAACTTTAAATGGAGTTATGGAACTTGCTGGTGAAAGTGCAAGTCCAAGAGCATATGAAGTTGCTGGTCAAGTATTAAAGTCAACGGCAGATATTACAGATAAATTAGCAGATCTCCAGAAGAAAATGAAAGATTTGGATGAGGATAAACCAAAAGGTCCAAGTAACGTTACAAATAACGCTTTATTTGTTGGTTCAACATCAGAACTTTCAAAGATGATAAAAGAAGGTATTCTAAATAATAAAGACGATTAATCTGTTCCATGAATAATATAAGAGTAAAGCAAGAATCTCTAAACAATTGGAGAGAGGAATTTAGTATTAATGAAGAAATTGAAGGTGGCATAAGTGTCCAGAATGTTGCTGACGGATTAAATTTTACAGAAGTAGAAACAGTAGATATAATTAAACCAGAACCAATTAAAGGTGCTTCTAATTGGCAATTGGAAATGGCAGTTGAATCTTTAATCTCTGAAGGATATAACGATGATGAGATTGTTACTATATTGACAGAAGAATTGCCAAAAATACCACTTGTTCCAATTGTAACTGGTGCTGCTAGAGCTGCTTGGAATCTATCAACTAAAGGTGTTAAAACTGCATATGAACTAGGTAAAGGTGTAAGAAGTGTTGTTAATCGTGGTGTAAGAGATACTAAATTAACTAAGGATATATTAGATACTGCTAAAAAATTAAGACAACCTAAGTTACCTCAAGGTGTAGAGGTAGTTAAAAAAGGTGTTGAGAGAGGTGGTGGAATTGCAAAATCCTTTAAGGGTTTTATGCAGAATGTTAAAAATAGAGCTACAAAAATAAGGAATTCTAGTAAACAAGAAATTCAATCAACAGCAAAAGACGTAGACGTATTGGGAGGTGCTGCTACTACACCAAAAGCACCCGCAACTAAACCAATGAAGAATATTACACCTTCCTCTATTGGTACTAAAATAACTAATGCTACAGATAAAATAAAGGTTGCTGGTGCTGCTGGTGCTGGTGCTGCTCTTGGTGCTTCATCAACCAAATTATCTCCAAGTAAAGTTTCAACTGCAACACCAACTCCACCAGTAGAGAAAAAGGTTGAAGCACCTATAACTAATGATGGTAAGAAAACTGTTGATCCTTCTAAGAATGAAAAAATAGATACTTCACCTACTAAGAGGGAATTAAGGAATCAAAGAAATGATGCTTTAAGTAGTAAGGAAGGAAAACGTGCAAGAAGAGATGCAAGACTTCAAAAGAAAAAGGATTCTGGTTTCCCATCAAGGAGAATGAAATCAGGCACTCCAGTTAATCAACTCTTTAATAAAGAAGAAGTTACTACTGAAGGTCTTCTCAGTAAAATAGCTAAGATTAGTGCTGCTGCTTGGGCTGCTAATAAAGCTGGTGAATTCTTAAAGACGAAAGGTGATGAAGCACTTGACGGTGCAAGAAAGAATATGAAGATAGGTGGAGATAAGAGAAAATCTGATATTGAAAAGGCAACTGGAGTAAAACTAGATCACTATTCATGGAGAGATGAATTAGGTCTTATTGAAGGTAATAGAACTAGAAAAACTTTGGGATCAGGTAATAAAAAAGACTTTTCAAAAGGTCCAAATGAAAAAGTTTTTGTAGATTATACAAAAATTAAAGCAAATGCTCCTGTGAAAACTGATACAAAGGTGGGTTAAATGAAAGTATTAGGTGGAGAAACAAATCTAAACGCTCCTATTAGCGTTGGTAGTGCTAGTGTTGTAAGAGTCTTTAATAGCGATTCTTCTAATTT